CGGCGGCATCTCATCTGTTTTCATGTCCTTGCTCATCTCAGTAATCTCATCAGCTGTAATACCAAATGTATTGCTACCCTGATAACTCTTCATGACTTCTTTTAATACGTGTCTGTCGAATACCGTAAATATCAAGGAGCCAGCGATTGTACGTTGTCCTCTTACTACTCCTTTAGGATTTATTCTACCTAGGGAGTATACAGGAGTGGTAGGTCGGTAAATACTATAAGAGATGGTTTGCAGTTCACCAAACACGATAGGCTTTCCGCCCATTGGCGTAATGCTTGTGACAATGTCTGCACCAGAGAATGAAGTAGAAACACTCTTGTAATTATTGAAGTAAGCAGAGGCTGGAATCGCCAATTGCTTGTCGCTTGGTGGATTATAGTTGATAGGCATATTGTTTACCTCCTAATAGTAATAAAGGGCCGCCGAAGCGACCCCTCAATAATTATACGTTCCAAGGCTCAGCGTAAGCGTCAGAAGTCATGTCGTCAATACCACGAGCAATGAAAGTACAAGCCTTTTCAGTTGTGATATCGTCAACACTTAAACCCATTCCTTCGTTAAGGATTTCCACTCCGAATAGAGTCATCTTAGAAGACTGTCCGTATTCGTTAAGGAAATTGATTGTTACATCAAATGGAGGAATTTCGTCAGAGTACTTAGGAGCTTTCTTTTCAGCCCATTTTCCAGGTACGTCAGACTGGCTCATGTTGATATCGCCAACGTTAGTTAATTGACTACCATCAAAGTTACCAGATTGAGTAGAGTTTAATCCTTCACGGAAAACAGGGTTGTCAGTAGTTTTCATAGTATGTAACGCATCACGGTCAAATACTGTGAATACTAAAGAACCAGCGATACCGCGCTTTCCACGGCTGAAAGACTTCGGATTTGGGTCGCCCATTACATAGATTGGAGCTTTCTCACGAGTAACAGAGTAAGTGATAGCTTGAAGCTCTCCTACTACTTTACCATTGAAAGTCGCAATAATGTCGGCACCAGAGAACGAAGTGTACGTTTTTGTGTAAACAGATTGAGTAGAACCTGCCATTTTGTTTCCTCCTCTAGATTAGGGATTGCCTGGTTAACCCACCAGGCGAGGGATATACAACCTACCTCTTAATTAGTTAAGAGAGTAAGGAGGTTTTAAAGCAACGTTTACAGTAATACGCTTAAGCTCGAAAGCAGGGATTAACTGTAAAGTAACAGTAGCTTCAGATAAAGTACCGCCAGTAGCAGTAACAGTGAAGCGGTAGTCCATGATAGCTCCCTGATTCTTCATTGACTCAAGACCAGCTTTGATTGTTGCGTTAAAGCTGTTGTATTGAGGCATACGGTTTGGTTCACCGATGAATGGCTCAGTAAGGTCACGGATTAACTGTGTAGCAGCCTGAGTGATACGTAGAGTAGAAAGACGAGCAAAGTCAGAAGACTGCTTCAATCCACCAAGTACGTAATCAGGAGCAGTTGTGCAACCGTCAGTTACAACGATTTGGTTTCCTTTCAAGCGGAATGTCACGAACTTGTTACCAGTTAAAGAGTTTAATTGGCGAAGAGACAAGTTGTAACGGATACCAGCAACGCCGTATACACGCTTGTTAGTTGGAGCAGATTCTGCACGCAACGTAGATACAAGAGCAGCGTAAGTTACAACGCCGTTAGTGTAGTAAATGTCAGACTTGCCAGGTAGTAAGTAACCTAACTCAGGCATAGCCACAACAGATACATAACCGCTGTACTCGTTAGAGATACCAGTTAGCAAGTCAACTTGTGTCTTAACTTGTGCTAAAGTGTTTCCAGCAGGAGCAGAAGTTCCAACATAAGCGATAGTTGCGTTGTGGTTTAACGTTTGGCTTTCTGCAAATTGACCAGCAAGTAACGCATAGTTACCAGTAATCTTTTGTACAGCAGCACCAGCAGCTAAAGTACCAGCGTTAGTTCCAGTTGCAGTTGAGAAGGCAACGTCTTGAGAAAGAACTAGCTTTCCGCCAACGATTTGAGCTGTCATGTCGATACCAGCAGCATCAATCTCAGCTTGAACTTCAGCAAGGTAAAGGTCTTGAGTTGCATAAGAACCAGCCTTTAAAGTCATAGTCTGAGTACCGATTTTGATAGTGTCGTTAGTGCCAAGAGTTACTGTGATTGGGAACGTTAAAACAGACGCACCAGTAACAGAGTAAACTTGCTTAACACCTTCAGAAGTAGCAGGCATAGAAGCCAATGTAACTTCTTTGTCAGCATAAACGCCAACAAGAGCAACGTGGTCTACAGTGAAGTCAGCTAAGATACCGAACATTGCATCTTGAACATTCAAGAATTTTGTAGCATCGTCAGCACCTGTAAGAGCCATCAAGTAAATGCGGCGGCATCCACCTTCGAATGCAGCTTTCCAAGCAGCAGCAATTGGGTTAACTACGCCACCAATAACAAATGTTCCGAAGCCCATAGTATCTAGGTCAGAAGACTGACGTACTAAAACTGGCTCAGTAGGAGCATCTACTACTAAAGATGGAGCAATGATAAGCAATGACTGTGTGCTTGTGTCCTCAGGTAAGATTAATCCACCGTCGGCGATTTGAACTTCAATTCCTGGTAGATTTGGATATTGTGCCATCCAATTTTCCTCCTTTAAAATAGTTTAGAAGATTAACCATTCGAAAATGGGATGCTTCCATTTATAGAGCTATCTGACTGATTACCAATGGTAACCTCGCCAGTAACTTTCGTAATTACATCGCTGCGCACTTCATTGAGGTGTTCAAATCTTACAAAGTATTCAATCTGACGGGAGACAAGGTCATCCTTCCAAGCTGAGTTGGTATCGTTAGAGAATCTTTGGAAGATAACTTCTTTTACTCCCTGACTCTTAATAAAGCCAGTGTACATATCCAAGAAGTCCATGAATCTAGTAGCCACCTTGCTTGCCTTGGTGTTGTTCTCTTCCCAGATTTCAAAGACCACATTAGCATCAAGAATGCGTCCAAATATTTCAATGGCAGTGGATGGGTCATCCTCAGGGAAAATAGTTTCACGAAGACGTGGCTTAATTTCCTTTGTATCTCTGCCAATCTGACCTGGCCTCATTTCTACTAGCTTATATGTAATAATAGGAGTCTTTACATTTGCTGGGTCTGTCCCATTTGGGAAAGCCTCGCAAAATGTGCCCCAATCAGGTCCCCATGCGGCGCTTAACAATCGGAAGATGATGTCTGTGAATCCTTCAAAGTCACAGGACTTCTGAGCTTGCAATCTTGGATTCTCCATTAGTACGTCACCTCACGCGGGAATGTTAATGTCGTAACAGAACTGATAGCTGTTATTTCAGAAATAGGAGTAAATGATACCTCTATAGTGAGCGATGTGTTGTTGTCAGTAAGACTATAGTCTATGCCATAATTCTTAATGACGTTTGCAGTTTGCAGGTCACTGAGAAGTGACTTGGCTCCATCTATCGCATTCTTCACAGACAATATGGTATACTCGCTACCAATCAATGAATCTACTTCATTTGCAATGGCAGAAGAGATATGCTGAGAGATGCGAACATTGTGAGGTCTGGATGTTGCCGCCGTCGAATCCTTTGAATAAGAGTTCGAATAGAACGGAACAAAACCTCTACGAATAGATGGTACAATACATGTATAACCATTACCCGACAACAATGCAACATCTTCTTTAGATAATGCAAAATTTAAGTTCCTTATTCCATAAATAGCCTTATTTGACATCATGGTATTGTACGGCAACATGGCTTGAATTGCACCGAATGCATAAGCACACGATACGGATTCCCCATTGCTTTCAGGGTAAGTGGTGTGTCCAACAATCACCTGAACATACTTGTAAGCTTCAGTATCAGCCAATGATTCTGTTAGGGATACAAGGTCTAGTGCTCTTTGATGAACATCATCATCTGCATAGAGGTTTCTTGTACCAATAACACCGATACATCCTACTTCCATTTCAAGTGTCTTATTCATACAGAATGAACCCAGCATCTCTGTAATCTCTGCGTCATCATCGTGGAACATATCTACAAGAACAATGATTCCGTATTGCATAGAGGCTAAATCCCCGTATGGTAATCTACCTGCTACATTGTCTGGGTCTTCTCCAAACAAAGCATTTGCAAGCTTAGCCTTTAAGGAAATCATTAAGCTGCCGCCATCTGCATTTAAGTCTGTTGGATTTGCATAGCTTAAAGATGATGGGTCACGTTCAAACACAAAGTTTGCTTCATCGTCACCATCTGTAAAGACAACGTTTGTCTCTGTGCTAACAGCATTCATCATAGGAGCATACTGGTTGATTAACTCTGCATTGAATTCAATAAGGCCATAATAAGCGTCTCTATTGAGTCCATACACTAAATCATCTACAGTAGGGTACTTATCAAACCAGTAACTACGTGATGTAGCTCCGTCTGTATTCACTACAGTCAAATGGTCTGGATAAAGTACTACATGAATGTCATCATAGTAATCTGCCGCGGACACTGTCTTTAAAGAGAATAGTTCATTCCCATTCTCATCCTTTACAGTAGCCACTGAATGGATTCCATTAATGCGGTAGGCAACAACACGGCTAGCACCAGCTCTTCTGGCTGCAGAATAGGCATGGGCAAGAGGAGAGAATCCTAATGCCACATATGGGTCTACATTCTCATAGAGTTGGAAGGGGACGTTCGCTGGGCCGTCCAGAGCCGTGCCAACCAAAACAACAGTTGTTTCTGGAGCGATATTCACTTGGTTTACAATAGAGAAATGTTCTAATGTTGTACTCATCCAGCTAGTCCTCCTTCTGCCGCTATCTCATAGTTAATGATTCCATTTACATTGGCGATTCTAATTCCTCTTATTTGCTTCTGCACAGGTTGGTCTTTGCACAGTATTTTTTGGAAGGCAATCTCACCATGCTCAAACGCTTTCCTGTCCACGTTCTGCACTTCAAAGATTCCACCGCCATTGTAGATAGGCTTGCCTGTACTTGACCAGTCAACTTCTATAATCAAGCACTGTTCTTTTACTCGTGCATCATGCTTCATATAATACTGTCTTCCTGTTACGTTCATCTGTCCGATTTGTCCATCCTGCACAGCCATTGCTAATGAGTTAACAGGCCCAGTGTATTGATTCCGTGCTGTATGTTTTTCTACAGTTGGAACAAAGCCCATACCAAAGCAAATAGGGCATAGGCGGTCTGCTTCCTGCTTCTTTTCATTCCAGCAAGAGCAACGTAGCTTCGCATCTGTTCTAACCAGTAAGATATCACTACCGTACTGTGCAAGTATCTGTTCAAATTCATAGCGTAAATCCATGTGTTAGCCCCCTTATGATAACGCCTTGTAAGCGTCACGAGTCATATAGCTAGGGTAGGCTTCGACATTTTCGCCTCTAATAGCTACTAATGGCTTCGCATATCCTCTGTTATGCTGTCCTTGCATTAAGTCCATGTAAAGCTTCATCTTGCTTTGCAATTCTGCTAGGATACCAGAAATACTTCCAGCTTGGTCTGCTGCTTTTGTTACCGTTAAATCACCGAGAGTAACAGCTTGTGTAGCACCGCCGCCACCAGAACGCATCTGGGAATTCAACAATAAGTCATAGGCCGTTCTAAAACGTACATATTGGTGGACTTCATATGGAGCCGCACCATCCTTATAGTTGTTCGCATCAAAGTTCTGTGCATTGGATACGATTTGATAAGCATATTTACTAGATTCATTCAGGTAAGCATACAGTAGCTTGTCAGAAGTAGAACCTGCAAAAGAACCAAGGTCTTGACGAACCAAGTCTGCATCTCCGTAAAGAGTAGAGTAAGTAGTAACAAATGACCAGTGATAAGCAATTCCAAGGCTTGCGCCAGTAGAACTCTTTACTGATTCCCTGACAATGACTGTATACTCTGCATCCTGTTCCAATGTAGCTGTTAGAACAACAACATTTGGAGTCACAATAGGAGCAATGGTCGCCGCTACTGCTTTTGCTGGAGCATAGTCCGTCATGAAGTCTACCAAACTAAGAGTTGCCTTGTCTTGTTTCTTTACAATATAGACTGTGCCATTGTTAACAGTAGTTGGGTCAACATCACTAGAGAACACAATTAAGATTTGTTCTGGCATAATGTCGGCATCATCACGACGAGGGTATGTATCTGCCACATCGAAGGAGAAGATATCTCCGCCACCAGCAGAACCACCAGGGCTAGGAGTAGGTGTAACGGCTGTCTGAACATTGAATTGACTAGATACCCAGTCACTTGTTTGGTCTCCATTAATAGCCCTTACGTAAGCGTAGTAATTGCCATCTGAGAACTTCTTCGGAACATTTAGCACTGTTGTACTAACTTTGTTAATGTCGCCCGCAGAAGGCCACACAGGGGCTACAAGAGGGTCATTGCTTGTGCTTACCATCACTTCATAGGTAAGAGCAGTAGAGATGTCATAGCTCTTTGGCTGTATCCATGATACGGTTGGATATCCATCATTCACGACAACGGTAATATCCTGCGGCACACTGATTCCAGACACATAAGCAGTTGTGAATTGGTACGTCCGAGAGACGCCCATATAATCACCAGTAATGGTCTTAACTCCTGTGGTTCCGCCTACTACTGTTATTTCATATTCCTTTCCAGGGTTTAGGCTTTGTTCCGCCATGCCAAGCTGAGAAGAATAGTTTGGAATAAGAGTGGCAGTCATAGAAGTAGAATCATATTTAACAGAAGAGATGACAATATCTCCATTTACCTCTTTCAATACGACATTGGATGATGTAATGGTGCTGGCATCCATATACTGAGAGAAGGTTACGACAACTTCCGTATTAACAGAAACGTTTGTCTCGTTATTGCTGGGGTTTACTCCGATAACTAAATAATTGTTAATTGCCAACTAATATCACCCCTTCACAAAAATAGGCGGGAAAGTTCCCCCTCCCACCTTATTTCGCTTTCTTCTTATTTGGTTTCTTTTTAGGTTCTTCAATCTCTTCAACTGCTACTTCTGCTGGCTGCTCATCAAGAACAACTTCTTCAACAGGAGCTTCCACAACTGGAGTCGGCTCAGGAACAACTACTTCTTCAACGTTATTGTTAAGTGAAGGGTCGCCCTCTACTAACATCAGATTGTTTAAGCGAAGAGACTTCTTAATACCTGTTAAATCATATCCTTCTGGAATCTCATAGATAGCTAACCCATGAGTGCTCTTTTCGAATTTGATTCCTGTGTACTCATCTACCCATGACTTACCGCCAAAGAATGGAGACACAGCTACCTTAATACGTCCCATTAAAATTCCTCCTTACTTAGTAAGAAACCCCCACTACATTAGTAGTAGTAGAGGTCTCTTTAAAAGTTATATTAGATTTGGTCACGGTCAACGTAGTTAGGGTTAGATGGGTCCATGTCAGATGGCAATGGAAGACCACCAGTGAAAGTACGTCCTGGAGCTGGGTAAGTCTTAGCAAACTTGATGTTGCGGGCAACGGCTAAGCCAAGTCCACCGTTCAAAATTCCTACGCCGTAACGCTCTTTTACTTTAAGAGAAAGAATGTCGCGTAATGGGTCTTCGAACTGCTCAGTAGAGATATCGTCTTTAACAACGATAACACCGATGTTGTTACGGTCAACGATGTAGAAGTCAAAAGTCTTTGCTTCTTGGTTAAAAGGAATGAATGGTGAGAAGATTACATTCAATCCAAGTGCATTTGTAGTAGTGAACTCCATTGGGTTTTGAATAGAAGTTCCTTGACCAAATGCTGCTACGTTAGAAGCAGATTCTAACATTGCATTCTTGTGGAATAAAGACCAGCATAATGGGTGCATAATAATGTCTGTAGGCGTAAACCCAGCTGACATGATTGAGATTGCCATATCTGTTAAGTCTTCTGCAGCTAATGTTCCGTTCAGTTCGCCGTCATAACCGCGTCCTGTAGGATAGCCTTCGTCGCCTTTGTTGAATAATTCAGCATCGAATACTACGTGTCCGTGCTTGTTGAACTCTTCGAAGATTACTTCTTCTTTCTTACGAGCAAGTGCGCGGCCTGCAGCTTTCAGGTGTAATCCGATTACATCCCACTGTGAGTCAGATACCATTTCATCTGTAATTTGCACTTTTAAGCCGTATTTCTTAACCTTAACATCAACAGTACCAGCGATACCTTGTTTTGTTAAGTTTAGAGTTTGGTTTGGATATTCCATACCTTCTCCGATTTCGAAAGCACGGATAGCTCCGAAATGGATGAATTCCATTGAACGTCCTTCGTTTAATTGTACTTTATGAAAGAATTGAGAAGCAAGTAACATTGGCTCTGCAGCCTCAACTACCACTTGGCTAATTACTTTCGGGATTAAAATATTTGCATCAGCTGTTGTTAAAGCTTCAGATACGTTAACACGAGTATCCTTAGATGGTTTGCCATCAAAAGACATCATTTTCGCATATTTTTCGACTAACTCTAAGTTCATGCGAGTTATCCTCCTTCAATATCCTATGTTTATATTTTTATTGAGGAGGGACCGTAGCCCCTCTCCCTTTGTTTCTAGCAATCTGTCAAATTACTTTTGTAGTAAAATACGAACAGCACCAACAGAACCTTGGTAATCCCACTCAGTTGGAATTCCAGCTTGAGGGTCAACTACTAATTTAGCATCAATAGTTAGGTTGTTGATTTTTTGACCAGGAGCTAAGTAAACAACGATAAGGTTGTTGTAAAGGTCAATAAGAAGGTCTTTAGCAGCAACTGCTACACCATCAGCTTTAACAACAACTGCATCAGCTTCAGCTTTGTCAATTGGGTTACGTAACTTGATGAATACTGCGTTGTTACGAGAATCAGCAGCAACTTGAACACCTTTATCAACAGTTGTTCCGTTGTTAGCAGATACAGTGAAAGTACCAGATACATCATGTCCGAATTGAACGTTACCAGCGATACGAACGTTTTCGATTTGACCATCGTTGTTGTTAGTCTTATCGTAGATGTCGTCCATAGTGATTCCGTTTTTAACAGTTTTAGCTTTGAAGTAACCATCAGTTAAGAATGGAATACCTTTGTTGATTGTTGGTAGCAATAGCTTTTGGAAGTCAGCCATCCAGCTCTTATTAGTGTAAGGAACACCGTAAGGGTAAGCAGCCGCAGAACCATCTGGGTTAGCACCTGGAGATGGAGCAGTACCAGCAGCTTTTAACCAAGCTTCAATTTCAGGAATGTCCATGCTTAGGTAGTATTGTAAGAAACCAGCAGGTGGTAATTCACGTTGAATGTCTAATACTTGACCTACTACTGAGAATGGAGATGCTCCAACAGCTTCAGTGTCAAGTCTTACGAAGTTACCATCTTTACCTACAGCAACATAGTCACCAGCTTTTAATTGAGCAGCATCGTTAGTACCGTAAGCAGCACCGAAACGCATTGCTTTTGCAAAGCCTTGAGCAGTTGTTACATCAGCGTGTTCGAATAAAGGAACTTCGATGTAAGAACGAGTGATAACAGTTGGGTTTGGTTGGTTGTTACCAGAGAAACGGTCACGACGAGTTTCGTAAACGTTGTGGTGTAGAACACCGATAGCGTGCTTAGAGCCTTCAGCAGCTTGCTTGATTGCAGTGATGTTACGAGCAGTTGTGTAATCGTACTCAGGTACACCTAACTCTACAATTTTACCTTTTGCTAAAACTACTGTTTGATTGCCTTCTGGACCGAATTCATATACGAACGGGTCAGCAGCATTGTCAGCCGCTACAATCCATTTTTCACTTGGAGCGTCGCCCTCAGAAACTACTAGGTTTGTATGGGACTTACCAGTGAAAGTATAAGTTGCATCAACACTTGGGAATAAAGCCATGAATGTTGTCCTCCTTCAATTTCCTTGTATTATTTTCTTAGACCAGGGCCACCGAATAATGCCATAAGAGCGTCTTCAGTAGTCATCTGTTTCTTAGATTCTTTAATTTCTTTTGTGTCAACAACGCTTGCAGGGTTTTCAATCTTCTCTACTGTACGAACAACAGGTTGTGCAGGAGCAGTAACTGCCTCTGTTAACAAGTCTGCTAGACTATCATTTAGAGATTCGATAGAACGCTCTACAAATTTTGCAACAGCTTCTTCGCGGTTAGACTCTTTTCCAAGAGACAAACGAAGGTCTACTACGCGCTCAGCTACCATTTTGTGCATTTCAGTTGCAAGGTTAGCATTTTCTTCAACTGCTTGAGTACGAGCTTGCTTTTCTTCTTCTAGAGAAGTTTCAAGTCCTTCCTTAGCAATAGTCAATTCAGCCACCTCTGCTTCTTTAGCAGTTAATGTTTCTTGGGTAGTAGCTAACTCAGTTTCTTTCTCAGCAAGAGCTTGCTCCGCAGTTTCTTTAGCTTTAGTAGTTTCTTCTACATCTGTTTTAAGCTGTTCAACTTCAGCTGTCAACTGTTCTTTTTCAGAAACTAAAGTTTCGTTAGCTTCTTTAGTAGAAGCAAGTTCATCTTGCAACGCTTTGATTTCTTGTTCTGTAAGCAAGGTGTTTTCTCCTCTCCCTGGCTGTAACCCTTCTGCTAGAACAGATTGTGGGTCAACCAACCATTCTGTAGTTTTCTTTCCTAGATTGATAATCTCCTTGCCGTTATAGGCAAAGGACTCTGCTTGATGTACGGTATTAGAACCGCCAACAATCATCGCATCCTGGTCAGCAGGAACGTTTACCCATGATAATTCATCAAAGAATACGTTACCGACAATCCATTCTGCTACTTGACCATCATACTCTTGCCCCTTCATGTGTCCACAAAAACCTTCGTTAATTATGTCCGTTCCACAAATTGAGCAGTATGCTGCGTCAGTGGTTGCTCCAATACTGACAGTAAGGAGCCTGCCGCCAAGTATATCGTTGATAGCACTCTCTTGAGTGATTTTAGGAACAACGATAATCCCAGGCCGACCAGCTTGTGTTATCTCAGAGAATGAGGCTGCTTGAATACGTCCAGATGCTTCAGTGTTAACATCGTGATTATAAATCACTGGCTTTGCAAATGGATGTAACCAAGAGTAAACACCAGACTTTAGTGTAGCATCACCCTTGAGCTTCTCTGCTGGATAGCGTGTGAAGTTACGTGTGGTTCCTGCATGAATAGCTTCGATACGTGGCATCAGGTAAGTTCTACCGTCGCCCGCTGCTTCCTTGAAGGCTTTGCCGCTCTCAGCTAGCACATTAGGTTTCACCGTAATGGATTCATCTAATTTCCTAGGATTTATGTCCAGTCCTCTGTACTTCACCTAGGCTACACCTCCTCCGCTGATATATTCAGTTGTACTAAGCAATCACAATTTGGATGATGTGGCGGAATCACGTCAATTAAATTGTGGTCTGTCAATACGATAGACTGTTTGTTCTTCGTGTCACATTCCTTACAAGCTTTTTCAGTACCAGCGGTATGAACCTCTTTAACTCCAGCTTCCTTAGCTGCTATTGCTAAGCCGTAATTGTATGCACGTAAGATTTCAGTCTTAGCCATGAATGAAAGTCTATATTGATTGGAATTGAAAGCTCCACGAATATTCGCTAGTTGGTCCTCGACTGCTTCTTTTTTCTGTGCCGCAGTTACGAGATGAATGACATCGTCAACAAGTCTATTAACATATTTCTCTGACTCTGCTATTACTTGATTCACAGCAAAGCTGACTGTTGTCGTTTTCTGACCTGGCTGCCTTAGTTCCTCTCTCCCATTTGCTAAACCTTTCATCATTGCCGTTGTAATGTACTGACGGTTCTTACTCTTTAAAGATTGTCTTGTGAGTTCGACTGCAAATGCTTTAATCTCATTTAGCGAATCGCCTCTCTTGACTCTGCTAACCACGTCATCGGCTAGAGTGCTCCAGTACTTTGACATGGACTCTTCATAGCTTTTTATTGGTAGCTCAGTTGTTAAAGTAACCACTTTTGCATCCTCAGTCAATACCTTTTCTTCAACTTTTTCTGAAACACTTGCTTTAGGCTTCCCTGGTGACATCTTAGTGCCATTTTGATTGGTTGGCTGGTTCTTATTCTGCCCTGCATTATTTGCCGCTTGTTGGCTTTGCTGAGCCTGTGCAAGGGCATTATCAGCTGCCTGCTGTGCAAGAGCACCTGTAACCATGTTGAAGTATAGTCTTGATTCGTCTGCTACTGGGTCTAATCCCATTAGTTGTCTTAACTCTTCATGAGTAATAGCATTCTGAGTAAACAATTGAACGAGATAATTGTCTCTCTTAATCTTTGCATCGAGTTCAATCTCTTCAAAGAAGAATGTTACTTCATCATCTGGTTTTAAAGTGGGGTCATATCCGCCCTCAAACAGTAGCTCATTGATAACTTGCTGTTGGAATTGAACAGCAAATGAATGCTGGTATTCCTTTACTCCATCAAATAGGTCGGCTGCTTGATTATCGGACGTAGAACGGTTTGATGTGCCACCGATACCCATTACAGTATCAGATACATTCAGACCAGTGAATACACGTTGACGATAGTAAGCTAAGTATGGAGAAGCATCGAGTGCTGAACCACCTGAACCTACGACAGAAATATTGTGACGCTCAGGAATAACGATACCGCCATCCATAGGCATATCACGAATTTGTTCTCTGATGTCTTCAATCTCTTCATCTGTTGCTTCGAATCCTGGCTTATCTAAACCTACTTGATACGTATAAAGCGGGAATAGATTTCGATAGACTAAACGTGCCACGTTCTCCTCTAATTGACGAAGAAGCTTAACATCATCTAGTACGTTGGAAACCATTGGTACGCCATAAGCTCTTCCTGTTGGTTGGCGATACTTAAGGTGAATAATATCTTCTGGCTTAAATGTAACAGTATTACCGCCGCCTGTATCCTGCTCATACCCAGTAATGTTCCCCAAGTCGTCACGGGCTACCTTTACAGTAGTAGGAGGCAAAATAAAATAACCAGCGACTGGTTGCTTACCCGTATATCCTGCAGCCTGCACGCCTTGTGCCATTGCTCCACCTTTTGCTCTTGCTTTAACAAGATAAGCGTTACTGAATAGGACGAAGTCAAATGCCAGTTGGTCTAGTAATTCATCAATTGGTTTGCCAGTACCTTCAGCCATTAACTTAAGTCGTGTCCATACATACTCTGTTCCTTTTTCGTTCTTTCCGTTGAATCCCCATCCATTCTTGAACATTAATCCAACGTGCTTATCAATCGCTCTCCGAATATAAGAGTCTGTATGATAGGCAGCTTGAATTTCTGCTAAGTCGATTGGGCTGTCCTCGAAGCCTCCTGCTCCACTTCCAGACCCCTTGATTGCTTGACCTACTTTCTTAATGGCCGTTTTCTTGGGGTCACGAGCGGCAGCTTCTTCTACCTGCATCTTTTTCTTAAGCCCGATGGCTTCTTTAAACGAATCCCACATACCCAAGTGGAGCCACCTCCTTATACTGTTACTCTAATATCTTTATAGTCTGGACGTAGTTCAACGCGAACCAATCCAGTAGCGCTTGGCGCTAAACCTTTCATCTCTGGATAAGCATCCCAATATTCTACAAATGAACCACCGACTACATAAGTACGTTTATGCGGTACAAGCTCCCCTGATTCATTGTCGAACATAAATACAACATCATGATGAGATTGCTTTCCATGTGTGTGACCGCTAAAGTAAAGGTCAGCATTTGGTACAACTTTATTAATCTTCTCTGCTGTATTTGCCTTAGAGCCAGTTGTAGCTCCGCCGCCAGCACCGTGGAAGAATGCACAGTTGTAATTGATATGGTTTACCTGAATACGGAAGTATCCTTGATAACCAAAGTAAGGAACACCCAGTTTCTCTGCTAAAATTTCCATTGGGTTTAAGCCAATCATATTGGCAATACGTTCTTCGTGGTTTCCTGGGCCGACACCAAGAATCTTCCCTGCCTTAGCAAGAGGCAATAGGATTTCGTGCAATGCTTTTAATTGCTCTGGGAAGTTCATGTTTTCCTCGAACATGGCCTTTCCTACAGACACTTTCGTTGCCGTTTCTGCAAGGTCGCCGTTTAGCACTGTTACTGCATTTGGTACTTTCAAGATATAGTCAACGAATGCTTTGAAGTAAGGAATGTTGGCTTGCTTATTCCCTAAATGAACATCCGTAATCGGCACCATAATAAGGCCATTTTGTACATAAATATCCTCATTGAAAGCATATTGGTGAATCTCCTTCCCCTTTTTAGGAGCTGAATCCCGAACCTTGTAAAAGTATTCTAATGAATCCCAGTTCTCTTCCTTTGCTGGTACAGAATCAAAAGCTGATTTAACTTTCTTCATTCTCTCCTCTAGCATTCTCCTAATCTCTCCCTTTAGCTAATATTGTTTTGTGACATAAAATCATGAAGCCACGTCGAAAGGCTAGCTTCATCAGGCCATGTTGTATTTGTGTTTTGTGTGTATTTCAAAACCATTTCCATTAGCTTATAAGTGCTGCGTGCAGCATCCTTATCAATGACAGAGCGTATCTTGTTCAAGCGAACATTGGTATCCATCACATGCATCTTATAAAAGTCGCCTGCTTGTTGGTTGTACATTCTCTCTGATTGTTTAACAGCATCGGAGATATGACCAGCAAGAACATCAAAACTAGGATTGTTTGGAATCCCGTCCAGGTTATTCATGATGTCATACACATCGTTGCTTATCTCGTTACGGAGATGAACACCATTTACAAGCATCTTATTTATCTTCCGCTTGTTTGTACCGCCTGCCATTCCCCTTAGTGTTTCTCTCATGGATTTGGTATCTACTTTCTTGCCATCAACAGACAATTTTAATAGGGCCTTCATCTTCTTGAATCCATTTAGCATGGCATCCCTTGTAGGGAATTGTTTCAACAGCCCATATAATAATTCATATTTATCGTCTTCAAATGGGTCGAAATCTACTGTATTGGCTAATAATGTAATAGTATCATTTGTATCAGAAGCTTTTCTGCCTACTAAGTCAACTATTTCTGCCTTGGTAAATAATTTCTTCTCAAGGTTTTCAATACGACGCTGTACATCTTCATACTGATGCAGTGCATCATAGTATTGTTGGGAGCCGTAGTCTGTTGCCGCCATCTCTTCATAGATTTGTTTGTTTACATTTAAAATCATTAAGAGCTGCGCGTACTGGGCGTCCAGTGATTTCTCCGCGTCATTAATAACTATCAGCTTTGTGTCGTCCGTAGTGTATTCAGTTGGCGCTTGGTCTACAGTCACGAGTTGGGCGAATAATCCCTTCTGAATGAAATCCTTCATATCTACCCAATCATTCTGCATCTCCATAACGTCCGTGAAGATTTCCCCGTTCAAAATACCATCCACATCTGCCATATAGTCTTCATATGTATCCTGTATCGCAATGGCTGGAGGACTTGTAGGATTCTTGAACGTTTCTTTATATAAACTAAAAGGGATACTATCCGTAATCCCTTGAACTCCTAACTCTTCTGCAGCTTTTTGAATCACTGTTTGCGAAGAAGCAGGAATCGGAACGGATATGTCCTTCAGCTTGTCGCTCAATGTATCTACGAGTTGGTTAATACTATTCACTGTGTCTACTACGTTTTGCCATACAGTTATGGCAGAAGAACCACTAACACTATCGGTTAATCCACCCTGGCTTTGATTGGCAGTATCAACGGGCAAGCCTTGACCACTAACAACAGGCTGAGTGTATTCTATCTTAGGCCGATAATTAATGTAGTCCCGCTCATACTGAGTATCAATACCAGAACCACCAATTTCAAATTCTTCATCAAGTGGCATATAATTCACCCTCTTTTTCTATTAATTTAAAAAGGACAACCAGCAGGGCAAGGGGAGGGGGAACCCCACTGGTTGCCATCAAAAAGGGAGAGGGAGGGAAAATGACTTGCAAAGCAAGCCTAGGGATTATGTGAAAGGGAGGAGGGGGACCTCCCGTGTCACCAAAGTTGGTTGGTTACCAGCGACTTCTTGACGGCATTCCGCTTCTTCCGCCGCCCGAACCTCTAGCACCCCAGCCCAATGAAGTTCCGCGCTTTCCTACGCTTGTTTTGCGTGGTGGCGGAGGAGTAGGTTCATCCCATTTCTGGATGTACTCTTGTTTCTCCTGTTGGGTTCTGTCAGTACCTCTATAGATTCGTCCAAGCGGGTCAACGAACTTAACGTCCGCAACCGCTACGGTTCTAGCTGGCTGTGAATCCTCAATGGTCTTAGCAATGTCAGGCATTTGGTCAATGAATGCAAAGATACCCAACATCATCGCATCGAGTGCGTGCTCATCAACATTGGTGTAAGTCGGTTCGCCAGTCTTCGGAGAAATACGTTCTACTGTGTAGTTCGTCATCTGTCTGAAGATAACTTCGTCAACATCCTTGTTAGGAATCATCAACTGACCACGTTCCAATATGAGTGTCGTTTGGTTAACCATGAACGGCTTTAACGGCTTGTTATCAAACTCACGACTATATGGGTCACGTACTAGATAAGAGCTGCCAAGTGCAATACCCTTAACGACATCGCCCAATGTCTTTCGCAACATTTCGACCTGATATTCACCTGAGCCTCTGTCGGCATAAATGGCGAATGGTCTGTAAATGTTATTGAGTTCAATAATCTTCCGAACCGCGTTATCATAGGTAAATTCGCCCTTTGGTATTTCTACACGATTGATGACTTGGAATCGTCCATATTTGACTACTCCTGGCCCATCAACCTCTGGGCGTGGTCGCCTTTCTAAGAATGGATTCCATTGAGTAACAACGATTTGAGTCGCTGCACCCATCTTATCCCAGTCAACGCCAATGGCGATTGGGCTGTCCATCCTAGGCTGGCTGAGTAAAGCGTAACCATTAGACGCTGCCTCGTCAATATAATCTTTGTTAAATACCCCCACTAATTCTGTACCGAAGTTCGCCATAACCTCATGGTCGTAAGCCACGTCACTGTAAAGGTTGCGTAATTCCCTTTCCATCTTCGGTGACCAGCCTGGGTTAACCATCGTTGGGAAGTAGAACTCCGCCCATCCTTCAGCTAGTTTTCGGTCATAAGTGCGGATATCAAATTGATTTGCCAGCTTACCTTCTACATCAGGGCCACCTTTAAATAGTCTTACATCTTGATTTAGCTTTTCCTGAGTACAGATTTGCCAGAATTTGCCCCGTCGTCCAGTCGGTGTAGATGCAACCATTACGCCGATTTCATCTGGTCTTTCAAGGGTAATCGCGAAGATAGCTTCAAAGTCTTTGTCGCCAAGGTAGTCAACCTCATCCATGTATAGCCAAGATGCTTTCTGACCACGGAGAGAACCACCCTCTGTACCACTACGAGTACCAGCTGTGTACAGCTTAATACGAGATTTATTCTTGAAGACAATCTCATATGGAGAACGACGGATACTAGCAACCGCTGCTTGAAGCACTGGATTATTGTTAATGAAGTTGTTTAACTGGTCAAATATCTCACGGGCCTGTGTATCGTATGGTGTTGCAACCAGACATGTAGCACCTTTCTTCAGCTCTGTACCACCATTACATGTAAAGGCAACCCAAAGCATATGCGCTGTCATTGTCCATGTGTTATGCACCAATACATCTTCTACTACTAGGTTGTGAGTCTCTGGAACGAATACGTCATAAGTCTGACGCTTACCCAGTGGCTCAATCGCCGTCACTTCTTCCCAGATAACATCAGCACGAGCCAAGTCATAAAGGAATGCGGACTCAAGATTGTCAGCATACTTACGAATCTTAGAAATAGTCGGAGCTACGCCAGGACGAAGACGTTCGTCTTTGCCGCCAGCTACCTGAGCTTTCGACATTTTCTTCTCTTTACGCTCTTGGTCAATATGCTTCCACACTTCAATAGGAACAGTGTGTTCTACTACTTCTGTCTTCTCTGCTTGCTCCACAATACCTTTCATTGTGTATTCAGAGCCAAGAATATTAATGTCCATGCCGAAAAGCATTAAGCTTTCGCGTCTATGAATCATCAATTGATAGATAAAGCTGACGTTGTCCTTGTACTTCTGCCTCTTTGTTTGGAGATTTGTCTGGATACCGAAGCGAAGCAATAGGTGCTTAACATCCTGTGCAAGCTTCTTAGATACTGTTGCAAATCCAATCTCTGGACGTGTGCCATTATAAACCCATCCACTTACTGCATATAAGCAATTTAGGAAGATAGATATTTGCTCTTTCTTCAATCCATAAATGAAACTAGGAATCTTTCTTTCTATTACTGCCATAAGGATGTCTTCATCAATAGAAGAAGCAATGACACATGTATTCTCCTTATGAGCTTGGCGAATAACCTTTAGTCCATACTTCTCTGCATTATAGATGAAATCTTTCATAACAGTCTGAGACTTAGTACTGAATGTTAATTGGCTTCCGTTGTAATGTCCGCCTGCAATCAAATAAGCAATAAGCTTTACCTTTTCATAGAGCGTTAATCCGTTCCCGAAATAAGGCATAGCTGATGGTGTTGCAATGCGCATTCCCTTTTGAAGAGCATCCACTTCCACCCAACCATCTAATGTTAATACAGGATGATTGCCAGTCAGGATAACTTCTGCCCCGTATTTAGTGCGCACAAGAAATGTTTCCTTTACCCCATTGTCCTCTACAAAGAAAGCTTCACTTGGTTCTAAGTGATACTTCTCGTTTAATGTGATGAGTGACGGTTTGCCGCCATCTTTCTGCATTTGGAATAGCTCTTCTACTGACCAGTACTCTCCTGTTACTGGGTCTAATACACGTTGGGTTTCCTCAATACATTTTCCGATACGTCGTCCGCATCGAAGAACTTTACGGTGGTGAGGATGTCTTAAGATTTGCTCTTGATACCAACGAGGGGCCTCACCTAAATGGTGAGCTGCCCACTTCGCTGGGTCACGCATAATCTCAATCATTTCCCTATCGTGATTAGTAAATTGTTTTGCCATTAAGTACGAGTCCAGTTTTGGTTCAGGATTTGAGCCTCTCCACCTAGAGCGCTCCGTGCGTTTAACTTACTTCCTTGAATGGCTTGTACAGCAGCCTGACGCATTGTTAAGGCTTTCTGTGTATCGTGGTAATTGCCTCCAACTTGACCATTCAAGTGCATATTGTTGAACCATTGTTTTTGTTGATTGTACCATGTATAAGCAGCTTGGCCTGCCGCTGGAAGACCAGTAGCTAATTGATAGCCCATCATAGCTGGCATGTAGTTTGTCCATAGAACAGAGTCTACTACACCTTTCATAGCAGCTGTTCCGAAGTCATCTCCACCAGCCATATTACTAGCTGTTTCAAAGACTGACCATCCCACCATACCTTTAGTTAATAGGCCTGGGCCTTTACCAGCCGCAGCGCCTGCTGCATTTCCGCCTCTGTTTAAAAACTTCAGCGCATTCATTGGATTAGGCATCTATATTACCCCTTTCTTGCATTGTGTAGTCCGAATACCATATTACCTGTTGCATTCAGCGTAGGTGCATTTGTTGTGTTGCTTACACCATCAGCAGCGAATACTGGAGCCTCACTGCCATAGCTGACTGTACCAGGTTTAGGCGCGAACGCTGTATTCTTTACAAACATCCCATATCCAACAGCAGCTCCAGCTACAGGCATCGCAACTTTACTAAATGCACTAAGGTCACGCCCTGTATAGAAGTTCATTAGACTTGGGTCTGTTTTCTTTGTTAATAGTTTACCAGTAAGCTTGGCACCCTTAACAGTACCATCAGCAGCTTTATCAGCTATATAATCAAGAGGCTTCTGAACAGTGTGCAAAGCATCAACAGCTTCTTTACCTGTAGCCTTCGTCGTGTCAGCTACAAACTTTGCACTCTTCTTACCAAACTTCAAAGCGCTTTTCAGTATTCTATCTTCAAGTCCCACTCATATCACCTACTTACTGTATAGATTGTTAACACCACGAACAAGACCATCGCCTTGGCGCTGAGCAAGAATCTTGGCAGCCTGCTTACTTACCTTTACATTCTTACCGCCTGTTAAAGAATGAATGTTTAATGCACTAGATAGTGCTCCCTTACCTTTACCAGCAAACGGGTTAAGGCTTGTAGCGCCTGTTGCAGCTTGACCCATTCTTAGTCCACCATAGATAGTAGCACCTTTGAATGCTCCAGCCTTTGCTCCATCCCAGAAGCTTCCGCCGTTTAATGCAGAAGTTGTACCACCGATAGCACCACCGACTACTGCACCACGAACAGCATGATGCCCAGCCATTGTCCATGCACTAGAGAATCCGCCTTTTTCAACAGCTTCTTCCATATAGCCAGACATAATATGCCCAGTTTCTTTCCAGCGGTCCATACCTTTTTTGTCCTTAAATGCACCACTAGCAGCATCTCTAAGGTAGCGGTTCTTTGCTGCTGTATGTGCTCCTCCTTCAAAGACTCTTTCAGCGCCTTTTACTGTTGATTCTAATATAGTCACTTAAATCACTCCTCTAAAATGTGTATGTTTGTCCTTGAATCATCATCTGATTACTTCCAAACTTGGCATTACCCATTTTGTGATGACCAATGCGGTCTTGGAACATTTGAGTAACCATATCACCCATATTAATAGCTCCATAGGCTTGTTGATGGTACTTTCGTTCCATGTCGCGCTGTTTCTTGTCCTTCATCTGCTTTTCAGCATTCACCATTTTAGATGTCTCTGTTTGATGGTCTAATCTATCAGATGCATCCATGACAGTAGCAACAGCAAACGCTCCGATTCCGATAGCGCCCAGCATCTTGCCTTTTTCAAACCAGTTGGTGATTTTCTTCTGGCTGGCAATATTCTTCATACTGGTAATGTGCTTCTCTTTTGCAAGCTGTTCTTCAACCTTGCTTACGGTAACCTGCTCATGAGCTGGCTCATTGTGAGCGAATTCCTCAGAGACCTCTTTTGCCTTGGTCTTCCTCTGGTCAACAATTGTATCTTCGCCCGTGTCTAAGCCCTTTGGTCCGTGAGTAGGGCCGCCCATGTCACCATCTAAGACTCCTTGAGAGACAATGTCGTCAAGCCCTTTCGCTATCTTGGATAAGCCGCCCGTCATGAAGTTATGTATATCCTGCATTTCATGTGGCTTGAAGAAATGACTTAAACCTTTCTGAATCATTTCATGGTTATCCTCATAGAACTTATTGGCACCGCCGACTCCATTACGGAGCTTACTCATGTGACTCTTGAAGAAATCCAAGAAGTCTTCCCTTGATGCTCTCACAAGGTCTTTCTTGTTAATGTCAAATTCAACATTTGCTTCCTTATATAAGCTGTTAAGAGCACCCTTACCTTCTGGACTATCCATGTAGGCACGAACATAATCCCGTGTCTTATTTACATTCTCCATAAAGGCATCAGGATTCTGAGCTATCTTGGTAATGCCTTCCCAGTCAGAGTTCATGATGCTTTCAAAAGCACCTTTTACTGCCTGACCATGTTCAGTCTTGAGGATATTGTCCATTGCATCCTTCACATGCTTAGCGGCAGAAGAATCCATCACTTCTCCGTACATCTCTTTCCAGAGAGCACCTGTTTTCGTGTCCGTAAACTTGTTAAGGCTCTTTTCAGCAATGTCCTTAACGGTCTTTGTGCCTTTCGCCGCTTTCTCCGCTTCCTTAATGGATTTATTTTGGAAGTGACCATAGAGTTCATGGCCCATCATCGCAAGACCAGCACCACCAAGAAGGTTGAAGGCTGTACTTCCAGCGCCATCCTTCTCACCATTCATCATAGTATAGAGAAGACCAGCCGCCATACCAGCACCACCAAAGGCTAAACGACCCATATTAACAGGCTTCACGAACTTCCTCATGCTATTGCCGACAAGCTTACCGACAGTGAGTTTCTCTTCTCCCATGACAAAGTTTGGATTAGACTGATGAGGAACGATACCGCCAGCTCCTGCTTTAGGTGCCTTCATCTTATTAATGGTCTTATCTATCGCGTTGCCAACAAGATTAGAGCCATACTCTGTTCGGGCTAGACCTTGAAGAGCCATCTTCGTTAGAGCACCACCAGCGTAAGCCATTCCAGCCATGCCTACAGCGTCTCCAGCAAGTTCCCCTACTGTTTCATGCTTGTCATTAATCATGTCCAGTGCAACCGCGTGTGTGGCTGCTGTAGCGGCCTCTATGCCTAGCGCAAAGACAGGGTCAGTGGCATATTTGTAGAGACCTTTACCAGCTTTCACACCAAGGTTTACAGCTGTCTCATGTTGGCTGAGCTTTGCTGCTTGCTCAATGATGGAATCCATATTGAATGACGGCATTATTCCTCACCGTCTTCAAGCTCATCATAATCAACATCAATGATTTGACCAGGTTTCATTCCACCTGCAATCTGAGACATCAATTGTGAAGCGTAAGAAGATGGGTCAAGCGAGATAGTCATCTTATCTCCTGCTTTATCCTTACGAGTAGAGTTCATCAACTCAAGGACTTTAAAGCGCTTCGTCATAATCTTGTCTTTGTATTCAGTAGCCTTAGAAAGCTGTGGAGCAGTGATAGCCTCGCCGCCTTCAGTTACCGTTACAACGACATCTTCAACGAAGTCACCTTGAACAGCTATCTTATTCTCTGCACGGAATAACTGAACGTCATAGTCAATTAAGTCTTTTACTAAGCTCATATCAACAACATTGGATTCATCAATACCAAACTCACGACTATACTCTTCGTATTTTCTTAGTATCATGGCAATCTCCAATGGACATCTCTCAGCCTTCGGTGCTTTACCCATTTCAACAAGCGGACATACTGCCGCATATGGGCACTCCTCTGCCTTACATAGCATTGGAATAGATGCGTACAAACCATGTTTCGTATGGGACATTCCCACCGCTAGTTGGATTGCTTCACGTCCTTTATCGGATAACTTCCATGACGCGGGCATTTCCACCTCAGTAAGGGATTGTACTTGCTGCATCTTCATTAGTTCTGCTTTACGATTATTGGCAGACATAATTTCACTTCCTTTCAGGCATAATAAAACCAGGACACCTGAACCTACGTCTGAAGCACCCTGGAATGGTATGGTAGGTCAGGTATCGCCTTATGGACACCGTAACCACTTAGTATCAAGTTTGTAAATAGGTTTGATAAAGAATGGAGATGATATTATGGACATAAGAGGGACTGTGGCATCGTGGCATATTGTCAGTACGATTATAGCCGCCACCATCTCTGCTGCCCAAACAGCAAGGATAAGGAAATCTATAAGAGAGCACAATAGGACTTCTGTTAGCGTTATGATTGTTGGAGGTATTATTGCTCTCTTTGGTACTATTACCATTATGATTAGGGCAAAGAAAAGCGCCCATTTCATAGAGGAGAACAACAAAATGCTAAAGGGAATAAAAAGATGGGGAATTTGAAAAAGAAGCCGTTCCTTGTTGCACCCCCATGGATGATATTTTTCTTCTTTATATCTCATACCGCAATGTGGTTTGTTTCTTTTGGTCAAACGATTTGGATTGTTAGGGAAGTAAGAAAAGAAATTCGCGTTTTATATAATAAATTAAAATAATAACAAAAAAGGTATCCTTCTCTGACGGCTCCCATTTCACTGAATGTTTAATAGCCCGTAGAAGATACCTTTTATTGCCGAAGGCTCCGCGCCGCTGCGCGTTTTTTATACCTAACTTATGTCCGATATATTCCCTTCTGCTTACATATAAACCTTTTTACTGAAATATTGCAAGAGAAAAATAAAAAAGCCCTATAGCTGACGCTATGGGCATGGTTCGTTTACCTAGCTTAACATGGAGTAATGTAGTGTGTGTGCTTGTGTTGTATCCTTATTATAGGTTTCGCGTTTTATATTAACAACAAGTATATATTACCTCTTTACTCTTCCCTCTCTATGTGCTTCCCTATGTCTTTCCCTATAGCTACTCTCTATACTCTTATAGGACATATCAATAGGAGGCTTCGCCTCCATGTGACTCTCCTAATCCATTAATTAATTGCCCCGCCCCTGTTTCTCTATACGCTCATTACGCTCTATCATGATATAAGTTACAAATATACATACAGAAACAAAACATATAGGACCAACCATAAATAATAAAAGAAAAATAAGATTACCTACGCCGCCCGCTATTGTCATTTGATGCATACCTGCAATGAATGTACCTATGGAGAAGAATAACCCATTCATTCTATTCATCAGCTCTCACCCTCTGTTCTATATAAAGAAGACCCACCGCCATTAGCTGATAAAGAATGGAGATTCTTTTATAACTTAACCTTATGTGAAAGGTGATTCGGCGGCCACCGTTAGGTGGAATGGGTCTGTTTTTAATATGCATAAATGCATTCATTATTATACATTTCAATGAATATTGGGTATATTTTTTGTTACCTTAAGGTTATTGCAGTTACCTTAACTTTATGATATACTCTGTTTAATCAATAATTAATCGGGAGAAAAGACAATGGTTGAGTATTATGTAGAGCATGTGAAGTGTTCTTATTGGATTATGAGAAGAGACAAACGATTCTGGAAGCTAGGTCCATTTCATGACCAAGGTGATGCAACAATGTTGTTGGAATTATTAACGAGCGGAAAGCTAAGAGAGGGAGTTTAAATAATGTATTATATTGAAGCATATCTTAACGCATGGTTGATTAAAAAACAGTACGATGATGTATTTACTTTCGGCCCATTTGAAAGCCAAGGAGACGCCTGGTTTGTGTGTGAAATGCTAAACAATGATAAGTTGAGATTCGAGGTTGGTACTGGTTATGGCAAAGAGGCCCTTAAAGAATCGTATCCAGTTTACAAGCACGTTGACTAAAGAGAATTTCGCCGCCTTAAAGGAGCTGTCAGACACCACAAAGGTTCCACTATCCAAGCTAATGGATGAAGCAGTCGAGCTTCTCTTAGCAAAAAGAAATTGATTTGGGAGTAAAGCTAAAAAACGCGGCACACTGGGGTATAAGACAAATAAGTACAGTCTATAATATAGATAGCAAACATTCTTACTGGCATTCCTCCAGTAGGTATATGTTTTACCATTAATATGTTTTGGCATAGGTTCTCTCCTATGGAAAGAGGCTTCTCTAGCGGAAAATAGAGAGGTCTTTTTTTATGGTCTCTTTTAGAACGTATGTTCTCTTATATAGAGAAAAAATGGTGTAATTTATTTTGCAGAGTGTTCCTTTGATATAAAATGATGGCTTCATTCTTTCGCCCACCCCCTTCCTACCTCTGAGTTCCTCCCAATGTGTGCTCCCTTTATAGGTGAAAAAGAATAAAATTTTTCAGCGACAAGGTATATTTATGAAGTTTGGTCAGTGAAACGTTTCATGCCCACCCCTTACTTCAAATACAACTAACCTATTGGAGGAATGTAAAATGGCAAAAGTATATCGTTACATGAGTGTAAAGGAATTAAAGATGATTATGAATGGAGAAACAGTTGTAGGTCAATTGCAAGAAGATGTACGTTCAAGCACTGATAATAAAGCAAATGTATGTTTCTTATCTCAACAAACAAAGTTTAAGGCCATTGGAGAAGACCATGTATATACTCCTGAACAATGCTATGAGTTCTTAGGTGGTATTGTATCAGATGAAATACTAGTTGAATTCGAAACAAGTGCTGCTTTTGAGTATGGCTATGGTAGATACGCTAGTCCATATGGATTTGGTTCTTCATCTATTTATATTAATGAATACTATGTACCTGAGTATAGCTCAAAGGACTTCACTATATTGAGATATGGTACACCAGGCTATGACTTTAAATGGAATAAGTACAGCCGCCTAGCTATCGCACTACGTCCATTAACAATGAAGGTAGCTAAATGGTTCAAGCATATGAAGAGTAAAAGAGAATATAAGAAGCTTTGTAAAGCTGCTGGTATTAATGACTAAGGGCCTCTATACAGAGGTCTTTATATGGGTACATAGTGTAGCCTCCTCGTGGCGTACCTGGATAACCAACCAATACACTAATACTAATATAAAGGTGGAATATAAGATGAACAAAACATTAACAGTAATTGAGAAATGCGAAAGAATGGATGCACATGCACCTAAATGGGAGATTTGGATTGGACAAGAACTAGTACAAACTGTTGTATTCAGACAGTACTTAGAGGCTACTGTGGCCTACTACAAGAAGCAGCTAGCAAAGGGTGCTATATAGTAGGGCCTCTATATAAGGGGTGCTATATAAGGGGCCTTCCTATAAGGGGGGTCTATATAAGGGGGGGTCCTATATAGGGCCTCCTATATTTGTGTTTACATAAAAAACCTACAACTAGAAAAGAGGAAAAGAAAATGAAAAACGAACTTCTAAGAAAACGCATTGAAAAAATGTACCAAGATTACTACTCAGATTCTTCAAGCAAAATCAAGCAAGTTAATTTCGAAAAAAGAAAAGAATCAAAAATCGAAGGTTTAATTTCTTGGGTAGAATTGCCCGCTGATTCTGAAATGTACAAACAAAATATTTTAATTGGAAAGGAAGTTTTATAATGTTAAAAGTTTTAGATAAACCATCTGCTGAATTAATGCTTTCTACTGAACCTGTTTACACTGTTGATTCTGAAGGCTGGTATGTTTTCGATATCTTCCGTGGTTCTGATACTGATAATCTTGAAGGTATTTCTTGGTTTTCTACATCTTATGCTACTGCTCTTGTTTATGCAAATAACACAAATGGTTTTATCCAGCACCGCCGTATTCGTATTCCTGCAGAAAATGGTTTCCTAGTAAACCCTAATGATTACTTGCTTGGTGGAAGGTCACGAGCTAGAGGATATAAAGCTGGTCAAGTAGATACTGACATTGATACTTACTACTATGGCTTAAGTGAAGACATCTATGTGGAAGAAGAGATTAACTGGCACTTTGATATGAGCATTCATGAAAGTATGCTTAAAGCCATGTCTTATGAGGTTGCTAGATACGAGCGTACTCAGCTCCCGTCTAGTCCTCGCAGCATTACCTTTAATTTCAATTGGGACGGGGATTCTTAATATAGCCAGGTAGTTAGGCTATATGTGATTCGCCGTTCCCTTTATATCATGGCCCTTGTGGTCACCAATTAATAGTCGTGGGACTTTAACCCTGGAGGACAAACATGTCAGAATTAACTATCATTGCGAACCTATTAAGAAAGGACATTGAAATGTACCACGGTTTATTGGAAGAAGCCATTCGCAACAGAAACCTTCGTTTACAAGAAGAGCTTACTGCCGAACTTACCGAAATGAAAGACATCTTGAATCACATCGAAAAACCTGAATTTACTCGTAAACTTCGCCTTGTGCAAAACGAAGCTTGGAGAGAATTTAACAATGGAGGTAGAAACTAATGAACTTAGAATTCGATATTTTAACTGCTGAAATGGTAGATTTACAGATTCAATCTTTAAACGCAGCACTTAGGGTTTGGAACACAAACATTGATTCTTATTTAGAAACTTATTCAATGATGATTAAAGCACCTGAAACATTTAATCAAAATGATATTGATTGGATTAAAGGCTTACTAGAAACAGCGCAGTACCAGAAGGAAAAGACTTTAGCGGAAATTGAAGTTAAGAAATCCGTTAAATCTTTCTTATAAAAAATACTTTTAACTAGCAGGAGGAAACTAGAATGGCAAGAAATTGGGGAAAGAAATACGAAGAAGTTAGCAAAAGAATGAGCAAGAAAGGTAAATTAGCAGCAGAAGGTCATCATTTAAAGCAGCAAGCTGATAAGAAACTAGCTACAGAATCACTAGAAGATAAAATGAAACGTACTGGTGTTACTAATTTTGAAACTGAAGAAGTTGTAGATTACAACGTAGCAAATGCAGATGATGATGTTTGGGGTTTCATGAACAAAAGCTTTTACAATAAATTAATCGCAGATACTAAATTACAAGCAGAGAAAGAGGTAGAGGAAATGATGATGGAACAATTTAAAGCAATGTTAAACGAGGTATTAGATGCAAGAGAAAGCAACAAGCGTGCAGAGGAAATCAAATTGGCTGAACTACGTATCAGAGAATTAGAGCTTCAAGTTGAATTAGCTAAGCTGCAATCTGCTCCAGTTGAATTTGAATTAACTCCAATGGTTCCTGTTACTCATGGCAAGTTAGAAGAAGTAATCGAAGAGCATAGTACAGCTGTGAATACTATTTTGGATGCTATTGAGGTTACTGAAAAGCCTGCTAAGAAACAACGTAAAGCTACTATTAAGAAGAAAGGTAGCAGCAGGCTTACTCTTAGCACTATTTGTACTCCACTTAATAAGGGTAGAAGTGGGTACTCTGTGGCTTGGTCTAAGGTGCCTAGTGATGAAGCTGGATTCTTAAATGTCATTATCCCTATTGTTGAATTTGCTATTGATAATGGGATTAATGTTAATGACACTAATGAGTTCCGTAAGTTCCATCCTGTATGTCAGGGTGCTTACATGCAATACACTAAGAAGTATCCTGGTCAAAAGGGCGTTTGGAAAGCATTTATTGCTGAACACTTCAATAAGTAAAAACAATGGGAGGTCTTCGGGCCTCTCTTTATTTATATAAAAAACTAAACTAGCAAAGGTGGAGTCTATAATGGAAAAGGTTTTAGGAATGGTTGGTAAAGGTGTAGTTAAGAATGGCGTTATGACTTTTGTGGATGCTTCAGGTAAAGGATTTGCTAAGCACGTTAGTAAGCCTGCTGTTGCTCCTGTTGTTCGTCGTGAACCTGCTGTTACTTATGGTGTAAGCATGATTAAGGAAGAATCTATTGATGTTCCTAGCTTCATGAAGAACCGTAAGCCTGCGCCTGTTGAGACTATCATTGAAGAGCCTGCAGATAAAGTTGTTTACCTTAATAATGGATACAAGGGCGAGTCTAAACGTACTCTTCGCAGTGATGCAAAGAAAGTTTGGAATTGGCTCTGGGACTTGGAGGACTAATATGAAGCGTGTCGGTAGAGTAACTCTAAAGGATAAACAGATTCAGATTGCACGTATTGGCATCGAGAGCGTTATTGCACATTGTATTGCACAAAACCTTAAGATTGACCCTGGCTTTCCTGTTCATTGGTATATTGAACAATGTGAAGCCGTGCTTAGTAGAACTAACATCCCAGATTACTTAATTATCGACATCTTAGACGAGGCAGAAGATAAAGGAATGAATGAGGAGCCGCCTGCCAGTGGTGGTGCCTCTCAGCTACACCCTGAAAACAACAGTCAGTTAATTGAAGCTATTGAAAACTTAAATAAACTATTTTTGGAGGTAATGTAAAATGAAAGATTTAGCGAAAGTTATTAAATGGGCTATTGTTGTTACTGTATTAGGTGTAATTGCTTTTATTATCGTGTCTATGAACAACCCATTCGCATTTGATGGTAGGTCTCAGAAGGATATTGAGAAAGAATGGAATCAGCCTATCACTCCTAGTGAGTGCTATCACGAAGATTGCCGTTAATAATTCCTATGAGGAGGCTTTCGGGCCTTCTCTTTTTATCGTGTCTGGATTGGGTAGCCATTCCCATGAAGGACAATAAACCAAAGGAGGAGTTCAGATGACTATCATGAACCCACTAGAACACCTTATATACCAATTAGAGGAGGTGAGACAAAGCGAAGTTGACTACGAGTTAAACTATGACTCAGAAACAAACCGTTACTTTATTGACCTTGAGTACAAGAAGATTAATGAAATCAGTAAACTGGCTTCTTGGGAATTGTTTAGTGAAAGAGGTAGATTGCAGTTTGCGGCTAAAGCAGCTCTTCAGCGTGCTGGTTTTACAGTCATTCAGGTTAGGGCAAGTAAAGAAGGTTGGCTAATTGCTGGTATTGTCATTCCAACCAAAGGTGTTATTGCATTTGAGAACGACTATCTAATGGAACAAAAAGAAATTCAAGAAAAACAAAATCGGGAGGGAATCTAGCATGATTATTGATATCAAGAAATTTTTACTTGGGAAGAACAAGAAGCGTAACTCTGAGGTTTTGGCTACTTTCAAGAAAGAGCGTGAAATGATTCGTCGTGCTATGGAAGAGCAGGCTGCTGGTAAATCAATCTCTGGTGAAGCAAAAGAAATTCTTACTGCTGAGGAAATTGCTGCACTACTGCAGGACATGTCTCCATCTGGTTTTGTTTACAGAGTCAATCTTCCTGGTGCTAAAGAAGTTTATCGTTTCATTACTCTTAGCAATTACCAGGGTCTTATTGATGTACTTGGTCATATGGAAAAGGAGCATGAATTCCTTAGAGCAATGTGCTTAATTGATAAGTGTGAGGAATTTGCTGATTATGATTATATGGCTAAAGGCTTTAAGATTTTCGAGTATGTGGTGCGTCATAATAAAACCAATGCTCCTACTATTGCCTATGCTCGTCAATTCATCATTGAAATGCGTAGATATTTAGAAGAATTAAATCTGCTTTAAAACAATGGGAGGGGTCTTCGGGCCTCTCCTTTTAAAATAAAATTAAACTATCATTGGAGGAATCTAGAATGTTTGAAGCTACTATTATTTTATCTGTTGTTGTTGTTGCTGCGTTGGTTGCTGTTATTGTTGCTATGGTCATGAAAGGTAAGAAGTCTAAGTCTGAAGCTGCTCCTGTGTCTCTCTATGAAAAGCTTGAAGCTAAGGCAATGAAACTTGCTGATGAAATGTCCGCTGAGGAAAAGAACCGTCTTGTTGGTAAATTTGGCACTGGCTCTTATGACTCTGAAACTGCTCCACGTATCACGACAAAGATTGACAGCTTGAATGTACTATACGTTACTGCTTATGGTGTTCGCTATGAATCAGTAAGGGATGCTATTGAGCGCTCTGCTGAAATGAGTGAAGAAACAGCTTTACGTCTGCTTACTCTTGAGAAGGAGCTATATATTCTTCGTAAAGAGAAGTTTAATGCAAGCCGCCACTATAAGACTGTCAAATCTCCTCTATTTGGCACGATTTACTCTTACAATGCTTGTACTATCGGCATTGAAACAAAGACTGGTGCATGGGCAGATAAGGCTCCTCGTATGGCTATGGTGATTGAGCGTAAAGAGAATGGCTCAGTTAGAGCTATGGACATTTACCTTGCAGATGAAGATATTGCTACAGCTAGTAGTTACCTTCACTTTGATTTACGCAAAGAGGAGAATGTTAAACGCTTTGAAGAGCTTATCTGTAAGCAAGAGAAAGAATACGGTGAAGAGATTGAAGTTATTCAAACAATCCTAAGCCGTGTAGAGAAATACAATTTTCTTATTGAGGAAAAGCTCCTGAAGGTTGAAGCTGGTAGATTTGTATTCAATATTCCTACTGATAAGCAGCTTAAGGAATTAAAGAAGTTTGATACTGATGTTCAAGAGCATGAGTCTAACCCTAAAGTAGTAAACATCTTTGAATTCATGCACAGCTCTCAGGAGTAATATCTCCCGCCCTGGACAAGGCGTTAAACTGTCCAGAAAGGAGCTTGTATTGTAAGGTCGTCCGTCCCTAAGTCCAGCGAGTAAAAACTATACTATTAAAAGGTGGTAATTAATTTGGCTAATCGTCGTGGAAAAGTAACTTGTGAAGCAATCAAGAAGAATGGAGAACGCTGCAAGCAAACTGTTGGTTTGGTTAACGGATTCTGTGCTTCTCACCGTCCTGCTGTTGAAGAGTCTAATGTTTTAGTTATCTGCTCTTATGTTTGGCCTAATGGACGTAAGTGTGAAGAAGTGGCTGTGAAAGATGGTCTTTGCCAATTGCACCGTCATGACAATTTCGATACTCCTCCAGTGCATTCTGAAGCTGATTTAACAATCCCTTCTGACCTAGGTGATTTGGTTAATGAAATCAATAGCTTTATTCCTGGGGATGATGCGGTGATTGATTTACCAGTAGGAAGCTACAGTGTTGAGAATGCGGAGGAGCGCCCAGTCCAAGATGCTCTTGATTATTTTCACCAACAACAGCAAGAGTCTGAATATGACTTTGACCTTAGTCGTGTTGTGGACACTGGTGACATTGTGAATCCAGAAGATGTATTTGCTAAGTATAGCTATTTAATGGAGCATGTTGCTCTAGAGGCAGTTGCTAACAAAGATTTATTTGCTGCTTATATAATCAAGGTTGCAGGCATGACCTATCTTCAAGCTGGACTAGAATTTAAGTTCCTTAAAGCTCAGGAAGATGAACTATCTGCAAAATCAAAGAGCATGACGGAGGATGCTCACAATGAATACGGTCAACATATCCCACTAGATATCCGTATGGATATTGATGCTATTCTTGCAGAGGTAATTGACTACAAGAATAAGCGTGCGGTAGTTATGGCTCAGATTGAAATGTACGAAGCTCAAATGAATACAGATGAGCCTAAAGAAGAAAAGCCTGCTTTTGAAGATGCAGTTGCCGCCTTCTTCGGCAGTATCTGGGCTAAGATTAAGAAGTTTGGCCCTAAAGCGCTGATTACTGCTGGTGCATTAATGGTGCTGTTTGCTGTTGTCTCTATGTTTAACATGGGTGTTGATAAAGCTCCTTCTCCTAAGGTGCATCCTGAGGCTTCTCACAAGGCCACAGAGCAGTCTAAGCCTAAGGAGAATAGTCCAGCCCCTGTTGTTGACAACAAGCCTTCAGAGCCTTCTGATGCTGTTTCTGTCGATGGTCATGAAGACATTGTCCCTGTTCAAGTGGACACTGCTATTGTCCATGATGGTGATACACTGTGGGATATTGCTGTTGCTGTCTATGGTGACGGTAATCAATGGCATCGAATCTGGGAAGCTAACAAAGACAGACTGATGCATGACGATGTTCGCAATGCAACAGATGCAGGTCACTGGATTCACGCAGGTCAAACTCTAGACATCCCAGGAGATGCAGAATAATGATGACTATTGATGAAGCAATCCGTGCTGAATTAACCGAAGCCGTTCAGGATGTTTTACTTCTTGGCAATGCTGAAAGTTTCTTCTCTATTGAAGAAGTTCTTTCTATTGTATTTAAGTTTTACGGGGCCGTTACCCAAGCTGTACAATTCTGCGTCATTACGCCTGAGCAAGCTCATGAGTTACACTGCTGGCTTGTTGCAATGTTCGAACTATAATAAGGGAGGAACCTATCATGGCTAAAACTAGAATCAGTTTATGGGAAAAAGTTAAACGTATTGTTGCTCACGCATTTGAACTTGAGACTAGACTGGAGCGCGAAGAAAAGCGTCAGGCAAAATTACGCCTTGAGCACGAGCAGCACATTGCCAAATTAATTGAAGAAAACCATGCAGCTATCCTGGCTTGGAATGAGGAAAAGAAAAGACTCAAAGATGAGCTGGCTGAAATTGAAAGACAACGCAAGCTTCAGGCACAGTGGGAAGCTGAGCAAGCAGAGAAGGTTCGTCTGTTTAAAGACAATCGCGCATTACAAGAAAGACACCTTTGGAAATCTACTCAAGACATCATTGATGCGGAAGTGGTAGAAGAAGTAGCCGCATCAGAAGAAGAATAATCATAATTCAAAACTTACAGGAGTGAAACTATCAATGGAAACACTATTAATCATCTTATTGGCTTTAGCATCAATTGCCGTTACTATGGGCATCGCTATCTATGGACTAGCAGGACACTGTGGACATCAACACATCAACTTAGCACCAAAGACTTTGCACAATTTAGAAGACTTTGAAGAAGCAAGAAGGTATGCGGCCATCTTTGGTTTGACCAATGACGCTCATGATTTGAACATTCAAGAGCTATTGGAGATGGGTCGTAAATATGAAGCTTTCTTGGGTTCTGAAGCAATTGACAATATCGTTGAGCAACATGAAGCTTTCTATGCACCTTGTAATACTGTTAACATTAAAGAACGCATTAATGCTCGCCGCCACTATGTTAATCGAGTGGTTAAAGAGAGCAATATTGTAGCACACATCAATGGGTTGGCACATACGATTTTCATTCAAATCATTACTGGAGGTAATAAGGATGGAGAACCGTCAATTAATGCTAACATGGGAATTTGAGAAATACAATCGCTCTTACCACATTGAAGTCCATAAAGGCTTGGTAAATATCGAGGGCGTTGTGCAGTTTGAGGGGCAAACGTACAGAAAAGTCGTTGCTACAAAATCTTTCAGTCTTGTCGTTCGCGAAACAAGCATCAATGCATTGGGTAATGAAGAAATCAAAACTGAATACTTCATGGATTTATGTGCCCGTGCAGGTGAGTTTAAGTACGCTATCACAAAGATGGAAAGAGATTGTAAAGACCTAAAGGAAATCCGAGCTTTAGTGTCTAGCCTTAGACCGTTATTCTCAGTTGCCATCAAGAAGGATGCAGCTGCATTAGTCCGTAGAGCTTTTCGATTATTTGATGACGCACCTATGTATGATATAACAGCACGTACTAAAAAGGTAAAACCTCTTCCCCCAAATTACTATCAGAGATAGGGAAGTTGTCATCTAGTCGCATTTGCCACGGATTAATTAAAGCACAGTAGCCAGTTACCGAAGAACTGGTGAGGGGCATGTTGGTAACAGCATGCATTGGTTGGAGGGTGCTAGTAAGATTGCCAGGGTGGTATGGGTCCCTGAGCATAGTATGAAAGGAGTTGGTAAAAGTGCAAGGCCCGCCTAAGTTTGTCCTCGATGTATACAGACAGAGTTACACTAGGGAGAGGAGAAATGGTTGGCGGGGGTTTACTGGGGAAGCAACACAAGCAATGGAGATGGAAACTATCATGAAACAACACGTACAAACATCTGAAGCAACAGCAATCAACAGCAAGTACCCAGGTCGTCTGTCTTTTACTCACCTACCGAAAGGGGGTGGGAGCCTAACGTAGTTAGAAACACCCGTCGCGGGGTTTCTTAAATGACGGGGAGAGTTTGTTCTGTTTCCTGCTCGATTCGCAGTTCCCTTTATTATGTTACTAAATTTTAAATTGGAGGAATTAATCATGTCAAAAGAAATCAATTTACTAGGTTCAGAGTTTGTAAGCTTCACGGAGGAAAGACTAATGAAACGCATTACTATTCTTAATGATATCATTGCTGACCCTGATGCATTAGATGAAGAAATTGCTGGTGCTGCTATGAAGCGTAAAGAGGTTAAAGAACTATTGTCTGTATTCGCTATGGTAAAGCAGGTTGGTATGGACCCATCTGGTATGAGTGCATATGACGTTTTAGATATTGTTATCCAAGCTAGTACTGGTAAGACTGCTGACCAAGTGGCTAAGCAAACGAGTGGTGGTGCTTTAGCTCAGAGTCTTGGTGAAAGGACAGCTAAGGCAATTGATACCACTAAGAAGGTTACAAAGAAAGGTGCTGGCGGCCTTGGCTCTTGGTTAACTAAATGGGCCTATGGTGACATAAAGTAATGACAGGGGGAGCTTCGGCTCTCCTTTTTGTATGGCGTAGGAGGTGACCGTCATTGTTGTTGGGATAAATCTGTCTATCCCTGTCACTTAGTCATTGGTACGTCTGGCAGCCCAAAAAGGGGCGGGACGAAAGGAGAAAATAATCATGGCATTCACATTATCACAATTCAAATCAGCACTAGGAAATAACGGAGGTGCTGCTGTTGAAGCTACAACTCAATTCGCTAACAAGGCTTGGGATACTACTAAGTCTACTGCTGCAACTGTTGGCTCTACTGTTAAAGGAGTTATGCCTGCAACTAATAAGAAAGTTGATGGTATTGCTGCCAAGTTCAACACTCGTTTGAATAACGTTGAAATGCAACAACGTGTTGACGCAGTTAAGATTTCAATGATTGCTCAGGCTACTGGTGTGAATCTTCCAACTGATGAAGAAATCGTTGAGGCTATCCTTGAGGATGACCGTTTGGAAGCTCAGGCTAAGAAAGATGAAGAAGTGGCAAAGAAAGTAGCAGCTGTTGCTGATGTTGTTGTGAATCCTGAGGTAACTCAGATGTTGGGCATGTTAGCTCAGAAGTTATTCGGTACAAATCCATTTGGTGAAGTGGAAGAAGATGAAGAGGAAGAAATCATCGAGATTAAACAGCCTGAACCAAAGAAAGAAGAAAACGTGGTGAAGATGGAGACTAAGAAAGATGAAGGTGTTGCTGCTCCACTTAAAGGTGGTCGTCGTAAGTTAGGCCGCCAAGCACCACTAGCAGATTAATAGATAAATAATTGTCGTTGTCGGGAGAGTCAATGGTTGGTTTAACAGTGAGGACACAGATGGGTGAGAGGCCATCATAAAAAACTAACAATCAAAAGGGGATAATTTAAAATGACAAACACTACTATCGCAACTGTAATCGAAATGGTAATCAACGCTGGAGTTAAAACTGCTACTGAAATCGAAGCTTTCGTAACTGGTCTTGGACGTAATGTAACTGTTGCTATGCTTGACGAAGCTCTTGATTCATTAATGGTTGCTCACACTACTCGTATGACTAAAGCAGTTAAGATTAACCTTTTCGCTCGTGCTCTTGAAATGGATATTGACGATGAAGATTTCGCGGCTGATATGGAATCTCTTCGTGGTCCTGTTGCTGAAACTGTAGAAGTTGAAGGTGAAGTTGGTCAATTATCTGCTGCTAGTGAGACTCTAGTGGCAGAAACAAATCAAAAGGAGGAAGTTCAAACTATGACTGAACAAGAACAAGTAAACTACCGTAATCAAAAGGCAATCAACAACTCTAAGCACTTAGAGAAAGGTGCATTCAATGAGTTTAACGTATCTCATACTGGTGGATTGTCAAATGAGATTCAAGCTATGCTGGACAACGTGAACAATTCTAAGAATGAATACTTCCGTAGCATTGGTGACTTTGGTGTGCGTGTGGAAAACATCTGGTTCTATGCTGAGAAAGCAGAAGCAACTCGTGAAGAGATTCGTAGCCGTAAGTATGTTCGTCACAGTGAAGGTGTGAACAAGAATGGTGAGAAGTGGGAGCAAACAATTATCGGTGAAGTAACTGTGCGTATTCCTAAGGATTATATGCAAATCAAGTTCTTCAACCGTAAGTTGCCAAATCCAAACACTGGTCGCATGGGTATGGTTGAATGGTTAGACTTCAATGGCTATGATGCTGAAGGTAATCGTGTTGCTTATGATGCTGACTTCACTAAGCCACGTAACAACTCTATGAAACCAGCTGAAGGTAAAGGCTATATTGTACTACCAATCAAATTAGGTAAAGACGGTAAGCCAAGAGTTAACCTTCCAGTTGATGCTGATAAGAATGGTGGACGCCCATGGCCTGTATTCAAGACTGCTGATGTACGTTATATCAACAGCAAGAATGCACGTTTCAAAGATGAGTCTATGTATGTAGCTGATAACAACTCTTGGTTCAATGCTCAGGTAACTGCGTATATCCAAGTGTTCACTGGTGAGTTTGCTCAACAAGATGTGCGTAATATCCATGCCATCAATAAGCTTTGTACTACTTGTGCTCACAGTGTACGTTTGTTCCAACGTGATGAAGTAAACGGTGATTTGGATACTTCAAGAAAGTCTCGTTCTGTGTTGAATCCATTAAGCATCCTTGAATTGGCTCAAGTGGGTAGCAACCTGCCGTCCGTTGTTTGTGGTCTTTCTCAGAAGTTTGTGGATGTTGAAGCAACACTTGCATTAAACGAAGCTGAGCAATTCGAGAAAACAGACTATCGTGATGCAGAAGGAAGAATCCGTTATGTTGGTCACAATCAAATCCTAATGAAAGGTGAAGCAATCAACAAGTTTGAATTCCGTGCTGAAGGTACAAGAGGTGCGGCTGAAGATTGTGTTCACTACCATGGCAACACTCCTAAGTCTGAAGGTAAGGTAGCAGCTGAACGTGCATCATTACGTGAGCAAGGTAAGTCTGATTATGTTTCTCCATTCTACAAAGAGCTTCCACAAGTTGAGCGTCAATTCGTTCAAACATATGTTGAAGTAGAAGGTAAGAAACTATGGGTGCCTAAGTTCCCTGGTGAAGTTGAGAAGCCATTAGCTGTTCGTGTTAAATCTGCTGGATTAACTGTATACGGAGCACCACACGTATTCAAATACTCAGATAAAGGATTTGTTGCGCCAACTATGCCAGAAGATGTTCGTCACAATGATGTAATGAAGAAAATCAACCAAATCTTCTTTGCTGCATTCAACATGTGGAAACTTGATGAAGCTCAAGCAGAAGCAATCTTCGAATTAGCTGATAACAAGCCTGAAGGTTTAACTGATGCTGAGAACGATAAGTGGGACCTTGCTGTGTACTGGTTAGCTCAAGCCATCGTTCGTGCTCAAGAGCGTGAAGAGTCTAAGAAGATTCCAGCATTCGCACCATACTTCTTCGATACTACTAATGTGGTTCTTGAAGTAGAGCAAGAAGATGGGACTGTAATCGAAGCTCCAGCTCACTTAGAAGAAATCAAAGTGGAGTGGGTTATGGGTGAGACTATGGACCGTGAAGATGAAATCGGTTATGGTATGGGTTACAAAGATTTAATGCCAACTGAGTTCACTCGTTACTTGAATGACAAGGCTATGGACTATGTCTACCGTGTCATCGAAAGCGGTCAACGTTTCGTTCTTGTTGGTGATGACGCTAAAGATGTGGAGCTTGCTACTGGTGCATTACAGCATATGCTTCAAATCGAATTAACAAACAACTACTATGTGTTTGCTGATGGTTCTCGCCGCGATGCTTCTCTTGTAAGCAATGTGAAACGTGATGCTGACCCTAAAGCTGCACTAGAAGCCTTGAATGTTTGTGATGATGTGAAGTTCTACATCGCTGACCTTCTAGGACTATAAGCAATACCACAGGGGAGTCTTCGGGCTTCCCTTTATTTATTTAACCAAAAAACTATAACTAATAATAAGGATGGTAATTAATCATGACTAAATTTGTAAAATTCGTAGCAACTACTGAAGATGTTAAAGCTGGTGTTGATGTTCTTGTTGAAGACTTCCAAATGACTGTTAACAACTTTACTGCTGAGGGCAAGAACGGACTTGAAGAAGCTGTTGATATGTATGTGATGGAAGCTATCAACGGCGGAGAGAAGTCCATCGCTGTAGTATCTGATGATATCAATGTTGCTAATGCAATCGCTGCTGTACTAAACCAAGCATACACTAAGGAGATGGAATTAATGAAAACTACTAAAACTGCTGAAATCACTGTATCTGTTGAATCTACACCTGAAGAAAAGAAAGCTGCTACTATCGCTAAATCATCTGCTGCACAAAAGTTCTTGGCTAAACATGCAAACAAAGTTGAAAACACTAAGGAGGAAGTTGAAATGAAACAAGAAGAAAAGAAGGTTGCTGGTCGTCGTCGTTTAAATACTGGTGCTGCTACACAAGAAGAAAAGAAAGCTGAAGTAAAAGAAACTAAAACTACAACTAATGAAAAGGTGGAAACTGAAATGAATAAACCAAACCGTAAATCTACTAGCCGTGTACTAAAGAATACTAAGCCTGCTGCTGCTGAAGGTCGTCGTCGTCTAGGTCGCTCTGAATCAATCAAGAATGAATTCAAGAAGTTTGAAGGCCCTTGGTACTTGAATGCTGAACTATACCCTGTATTAAACCGATTAGAAGGAATCCTTGAAACATTGTCTGATGCTGAACTAGGTATTGAGCAAATCGTATTGGTTGACCCAAGTGAAGTGTCTCGTACTCGTAACAACCCAGACATCACTGTGGTAATCCAAATCAAAGCTAATGGTAACATCTTGGAGTTCCCAATCAAGAATGCATCTGCTAACTCTAGCTCTGACCTTGCATCTACTTCTATTGGATGGGTGGATACAAAGAACGGCCTTCGTCCTGCATTCGGTTTCTGGAGACCTAATGAAATCAATGTGAAAGCTACTTGTACTTGCGGTAAAGAATTCAAAGGCAACACTGGTAACCTATACTGCACAAGCTGCAAGAAGAAACATGCTGACGCTGAAGTATCTGTATCACACGCTTTGGATATGGAGTTTGATGGCAACTGGGTATTCCAAACTGTTCCTAACTTGGTTGTACCTCGTGAAACTCTTGCATTAATCATGGCTATTGCTCAGTATGATGCTGGTCTTGACATGTGGGGAGTTGTAGCAGAGTAATTGTCACCATGGGGGCTTCGGCCTCCTTTATTACTATATAGGGAGATGATTACTTGTATGGGCTGCTAGTTTTATACATTATCTATATACGCTGGAGAATATACCCGCCCGATACGCCGAGCGAAGCGAGGCCAAGCTTGACTGGTAGGAGGCGCGTTACAAGTTCAAGTGAATGGGGGGAAGCTGTCACGGAGTTTACGCATGGGAAGGGGACCCTTAAGATTCGAACTTGTTGCGCCGACGCACGCGGGGAGCGTTTAGCTATAGAGGCCCCGTTCTTTATCGGACCCTGCGGTAGCAGGTGCAAGCCCGATGGCGAGCGATGAGCGAGCCATATGCAAATAGGGTGTGGGAGTCCCTATATAGGAGGACCTGCCTTCGGCTGACTATTCGCCTTCGGCTGGTTGAAGTTGTGGGGGGACCCCTTTAGAGGAGGCTTTCGCTGGTGGGCGTATTACGCCTGATTAATTGAATTGAATTAATAGGTAGGATGTATATAGAGAGTATCATGTACTATATAGGTATATGGTATATATAGCAGGAACTATATAGGGAGAGGAAGACTATATAGAATAGAGTGTTATACGTGGCGGCATTGTTTTTCATATGTGGTGTCATAATGCTATATGATTTAGCTAATAGGCATAAGTAGTACTATATAGGAGGAATGGTAGAATGGAAGAGTTTATTGATAAGTGTATGTATGTATTAAAGGAAGGGATGACACTGGGCACCGACGGGCTATTCATCTCTTATATAGGCAATGATATCTATATAGTACAGGACCCTGTATTACCAGAGTGTGATACCGAAGAAGGTCCAGTGGAGATACGCCGCCGCTTGGAGGAATACTATATAAGCCATCCTATGGAGATGGAGATGGACAGAGACTATATAGAGGAACGCATAGGGAGCGCCGTGTAGGTGACTCCCTTTCTCTCTGGATGTCATAAAGTCATGGTAACTTACTTAACCTTAAGGTAACAAATGGACACACTAAAAGTGGGCCTAGGTAAGACACAATGAATGTTTGAGGGTACTGGTAGTAAAAAGTCCTTGCGTACCAAGGGTTTGAGAGGTTATGTTTATTTATTTGTACCTTGTGCCTATATTATGGGTGACTAATGACTAA